GTCGCACCGAACAGCAGCCGGCCGCCTTTGGTTGCGGCGCCTGACAGCGGGATCATGGCCAGCGTGCCGTTGATCGCGTTGAGCGGCAGATACCACGCGTTCATCGAGGCGCCCTCGATGAAGAACAGCCGGTTACGATACTTCCAGACGTAGGTGAGGTTGCGGCCGTGCTCGACCCGCGAGCCGACCGGCCCGCTGATCTGGTTGGCGTCCAACACCGTCCACGTCGTGCCGTCGTACCGCAGCGGAAAGTCGCCGCCGTCGTTGACCGCGGTCAGATAGTCGCCGCTGGCGTTCGCCATCTGCGAGGCGGCGTAATTGCCGGACGTCTGATTGTCCTTGACCAAGATCGGCCCGGCGGCGGTGACGTCGAACAGCTTGGTGCGCTGCGCCGCGAACATGCGCTGGATGTTGCCGCTGACGTACTCGAATGCCGAGACCACTGGCTGACGCAGTGGCGACGGCACCGGCGGCACCGTGGTGTCGAGCGCGTGCAGGTCGCACCAGCGGATAGAGCCGCCACGCAGCCGCACACCGCGCATGGTCGAGACCCAATTCTCCTGCACCAGCGAGGCGCCGGGCGGCATGAATGCAAGGTTCTCGCTCTCGATAATGCCGCGGTTCGGCGCCGGGATCTGCGCCACCTGCATCTGCTGCATCGCCTGCTGCGGCACCGGCGTCCGGCGGAATTGCTGGTGGATGCTCACCGCTTTCTCCCCGGCTTTGCTTTTGCTTTCGCGGGCGCAGGCTTGGTTGTTGCAGGAGGAACGTAGGGGTCGGGCACGCCACCGTCTTCGAGCCACGCCTGATACTCGACCCAGTCGCGGTTGTCAGGGTCAGGTGGAATGCACGCACTATCCTCGGTGCGGATTACATACTCTGTCGCTGTCAGGGCGTAGTCTGCCATCACAGCCTCGCGTCAAGAACTAAAAAGCCAGAGCTACTTTGATGACAGGTATAGTAGCGGCCTGAAGTCAACCCGGTGAACGTACCAAGGCCATACTGTCCACTATCTGCGCTGTTAGTCACATCTACAACTGATGCACTAGCTTGCACTGGATTGGCCGCATAAACGTCTGTTATTGTTATCAGCGCAGTTTGTCCGCTAGTAGGAGTGGCCCGCATATTTTTATGCTCAACAAGAACCGCTACGTTAGCTGTGCTATATGCAATCCCAGCGAACGCGCGTGTCTTGCGCCAATATCTCTGACACGTCGCGATCTCTTGCTCGGTCGGCCGCATGATCAGCGTCGACTGCGCCGCGGTCGGTGCCACCGTCCCGGGGAAAAAGGCAACGCAGCCGAGGCGAAAGACATCGTTCGTATCCGCTGCGCCGTTGATCTGTCCGGGACCGCCACCGTAAGAGCCGGCCACCCAAGTGCCGAATGATGGGGCCAGCTCAGCCGCTGCTGCGGAAAGACTAAACACCACCAGCGCACCGCGGGTATTGCCGGTCGACCAAGCCCCAGTGGTGTCGCCGGGGATTGTCACAACATTGTACTGCGGCGTGTCCGCTGCGGCCTGAGTGTAGGAGAAGGCGCAGCTCCGCGTGTTGTTACCGTTGCGCACCGCCCCCGTGTAGAGGCCGGGGCGATGATGGTTAGACCAGAACGCGATCGTCATCGGCGTTGGGTTGGCAAACCCCCACCCCAGCCGGACCATGCGCGAGCCTTCGATGTATTGATAAACCTGCGCGGCCGCGGGCGTGGCGCTCGCCGTCTGCACGTTGACCCGCAGATGAAAGCTGCCGCCGTTAAAACCGTTGATGGTCTGCGCGCTGGAGAGCACGACCGGCGCAGTAGAAAATTGCGCCCAGCCATCCATGATGTAACCGTTGCCGACCAGCGCAGTCATGGCGCGCTCTTGGCTGATGTCGAACAGTCCGTTGAGCTGCATGCCGCCGTAGGCGATCGCATCGAACGGCGCCGCGTAGGCGAGGATCGCGCCGTCGACGTAGTCCTTGCGCACCGCATTGGTGCTGGCGGGCCCGACCGGCAAGCTGAGGTGCCCGCTCATACTGTCGCCGGTCTTCAAGACCCGCAGCGCGTCCTGCTGGTCGACATAGGTCACCGTGGCGCGGGTGTTATCCGGCACAAGCGGGTGCTGATGGTCTTCGCGCGAGAACGCCGTCGCCGATCCGACAAAGCCGGTCGCCGCGTTCGGCAGCGGCGTCGCCGTGCCGGGTGTCGTCCCGGGCACGCCAGGGAGGCCGGGCGGCCCCTGCGGGCCCGTTGCGCCGGGCGCGCCATCAGCGCCAGCCGGTCCTGCGGGACCTGCCGGCCCTGGCGGACCACCGGGCGTGCCGTCAACGCCATCAGCGCCAGGAGGGCCGGGCGCACCGTCGACACCGGGCGGCCCCTGCGGTCCGGGCGGCCCCGGCAATCCCAGCGCGACGTTAAAGTGCGTCGGTGTCTGCGTCGACATCTGCTCCGACATCGTCGAGCGCCCGATCAGGATCGGGGCCGGCGTGTCAGCGCCAGACGAAGTGTTTAAGGCGTCGCCGTAGGTGCCCATGTCCTCGGCATACGGACTGCCCTTCTGCGCCTTCCACTGCCAGATCATCCCCAGCTTCAGCACGCGCTCGTCGAGGATGTAGCGGTCACCGTCGCTGACGAACGCGTCGCCGTAGCCGCCAGATGTCAGCACCACGCAGTTGCGGTGGATGTAGGCGAAAGTCGCCGACACTCCGACCGGCATCATTGGGAAGATGTGCATCTGCCCGTTGAGGATCGTCCATTCGCCGCTGCTGTCGACGGTCGTGCTGGCGCGACGGCGCATCCACTCGTTGGTGTCCGAGACGAACAGCATCGGCGTCATGGTGTCAGTCGAGCGCCACACCTCCGCCGTCAGCAGCATGCGCTTGAAGTCGACCGGCAGATTGAACGCGGTGGTGCCGTACATGATGCCGTCGACGGGGCTGACGGCACCGTCGCCGGCATAGGTCGCCGTCTTCTTTAGCTGCGCCCACTCGCGGGTGTCGTAGGCGATGCGCTGCGCCATCTCGTTGGCGAGCGCCAGCATCTCCTGCATGGTCCTGTTGGACGCAATCGACGCGAACAGCGAGGTCGGCGTCGCAACGCCGACCGCGGCACAGACGTCTTTTACGACCGTCAGGATGGTCATCAGGCAGCCTTGCTCGGCCGCGCGTCACGCGCCATCCGCATCAGCGTCTTGGGCGAGAGATTGCCCTGCGGCATGTGCCCGGTGTTGGTGGCGATGTATTCGCGCAGCTGGTCCGGGCTCATGTCGTCGAAGTCGTCGGCGCCCGGCGCCGGCACCGCGGCGGCCTTCTGCTTCAGCGCCGTGACGTCATCCTCCAGGGCCTGGTTCTTGGCGCGCAGCGCCTCCAGCTCGGCCTGGAGCTGCGTGGTGTTGGCGCCGGTGCGGGCGCTGGCGATGTATTCGATCGCGGCGTTCTTCAGCTCGCGGCCGCCGTGGCCGAGGTTCTTCAGCTCCTGGCCGTCGACGTCGGCGAGCGCCTCGACGGTGTAGATGTTGAGCGCCTTCATCTCGGCGCGGCGTGCCTCGGTCAGGAACGGCGCATGCTCCAGCGGCGTGCCGGTCTTGGTCTGCTGCGCGTGCATCTTGAACTGACGGTACTGGCGCTCGAACCGCTCCGCGTAGCTGACCTTGATCTGGCCGCCGTTGTTCGGGTCGATCGCCCAGTGCGAGAACGCAGTGGCGGGAAACACGCTCACGGCGCGCGAGCCGGGAAAGCGGATCTCCACGATCTCGACGTCATCATACATCGGGCGGCCCGCCTGCGCGGTCTTGGCCGGGTTCGGCTGCGCCCAGTTCTTGAAAATCGGCACCAGACTGGCGTCTGGGTTACGAGGATCGATCGGCATACTTGTCTCCAGAGGTTGATGGATGAAGCTGCCGCCCGTTGTTCGGGGACGAGCGGCAGCCTCGCTTACCGGAGGAGAGGGAAGATGCTGGCTAGCTGATCTCCTCCGATCTCGATCGTTAAGCGGCCGGGTTGCTGTCGATGAGACGCCAATTGAACATTGGATTTGTCATCGTTAGCTCGCCCATCCAACCTATGAATTGCGCGATCGCGTCCTTATCAATCGGCATCTGACCTTCGCCGTCGAACAGCTTGTCGAAGTTGCGCTCCGGGTGATAACGGAGCCGGAAGCTGTCGGTGTTCAGGCCGAACGAGGTGTTCGCTGGCATGTTCGAGCCAATGCCGCCGTCGAGCACGATCTCTGCGCGCTTACCGCCGCCGACATATTCGAGCGCGCTGAAACCCAGCTTGCCCATCGATGTCTCGTTGGTCTGACGCTGGATCGCGATCGTCGCCGCGTCATACGCCGCGTAATGCTCAGGCGACATGATGATCAGATCCGCGTAGTCACGATTGCGCGAATGCTTGGTCATGATGCTGTTGAGCAGCGGGCGGATGGTGGTGGCGTTCACCTGCGTGCCGACCGCCGGCAGATAGGTCTGCGCGTCGTAGGTCTTGGTCTGCCAGATGATCGCGGTGGCGCGATCGATGCCGCCGTAGTTGCCGGTGTTGGTGATGATCGGCACCGCAGTCGCGAGGCCGGTCAGCGCCTTGCCGCCGTTGGCGGTGCCGTCGCCATACAGCGCGGCGTCCATGGTGTCTTCCAGTGAACGCTCGGCAGCATCGATGTAGCTGTCGTAGACGTCCATCAGCTGGTTGTCGCCCTGGTTGTTCAGGATCTCCTGCATCGACAACACGATCGGCACCACGACCATCTTGGGATCGTAGTAGGCGTCATTGAACAGATCGATCGCGGGGTTCAGCAGCTGGTCGTAGCCTGAGTACCACTGGGCAACCTGCTTACCGACTTGCAGCGTCTGCCTGATGCGCGGACCTGAATAGGTCTGCCACAGGCCTTTGCGCTTCATCACGGCGAGCAGCGCGTTGTTGTTGGAAACCATATCCTCGTAGCCGCTGGAACGCTCTTCCAGGGCCATCGACAGCACTTGTTGATAGGCAGATGTCGCTTGAATATTTGGCATGGCGGTTCTCCGATCGGGTTTGCTTACAGGGCGCCATTGACGCGATTGATCGCGCGTTGGATGGCGTCGCGGCGGCTAGCTGGCTTTTCCCCCGGCTTGCGCTGTCGGCGCTCTCCGCCAGATGCGGAGACGCTTTCCGGCGCACCGGAAATGCTTCTGTCAGGAGCGCGGGTCTGAGCCGCCGGGGTGCGCGTCTGAGGCGCGTGGGTTGGCCGAAGCAGGTCGGCCCGCCTGTAAGCAGTCTCCAGATCGTGTCCGAACTTCAGTTCGTACTCGATCAGATCGCCTAGTTCGTCAAACCGTGGGTGAGTTTCCGCAAAGCGGTCGACCTCACTGCGGGTGTAACTGAACTGCTGCGCATACTGCATCTGGTCGAGCCGCTGCGCAAGATGCTGGTTCTGCTGATGCACCTGCCCCAGCTGGTGCGAGAGCGCCGAGGTCTGGTTCTGGGTTTGCAGAACCTTTTGCTGGTCCGGCGTCTGCGACAAGACGTGGTAGGCGATGTCGCGCAA